CGGTGATTTGTCTTATCTTAATCTAGATTGGCAACCTGTTGCTGTACTTTCAAAATTTGTTGATATTGTTGTTAACGGTATGACAGATAAGGGATATGAGATAAGATCGTATGCTACTGACCCATTTGCTATGCAGCAAAGAACAGACTATGCTAAAGGTGTAGCGCAAGATGCTTTTGCTAAGGATTTAATAGCTAAAACTAAAGCAAACACTGGGGTTGATTTATCAAGCACAAATATACCGGCAGACCAGTTGCCTACAAGCCCTGAGGAATTAGAACTTCACATGCAGTTGTCCTATAAACAATCCGTAGAGATAGCTGAAGAGGAAGTTATAAATAATATTTTAGATTTTAATAGATATAAAGAAATAAAGAAAAGAGTTGCTCAAGATCTGGTTATACTAGGTATTGGTTGCGATAAAACAAACTTTAATTTATCAGAGGGGATTACTGTTGATTATGTTGATCCTGCTAATTTAGTTTATTCTTACACAGAAGATCCTAATTTTGAGGATATATATTATGTAGGAGAAGTAAAAGGAATATCTTTACAGGAGCTAAAAAAACAATTCTCTCATTTATCAGATGCTGATTTAGAGGAAATTCAAAAGACTCCAGGTAGAACTAATTATTCTAGACAAACTAATGGACAGAGTGATGATTACAATACCGTTCAAGTATTGTACTTTGAATATAAAACATACACTAATCAAGTATTTAAAATAAAGCAAACAGATCAAGGTCTTGAAAAAGCTTTAGAGAAGCCAGATTCTTTTGACCCGCCAGAAAGTGATAACTTTAATAAAGTATCTAGATCAATAGAGGTATTATATAGTGGAGCTAAGATACTAGGCCAAGATAAAATGTTGCAATGGGAGTTGTCTGAAAATATGACAAGACCTTATAGTGATCAAACAAGGGTTGAAATGAATTACTCTATATCTGCACCAAGAATGTATAAAGGCAGAATAGATAGTTTAGTTAGTAAGTGTATAGGCTTTGCTGATATGATTCAGATAACACACTTAAAAATACAACAAGTGCTATCAAAGATGGTACCTGATGGTGTTTTTGTTGATGTAGATGGATTAGCTGAAGTCGACTTAGGTAATGGAACAAGCTACAACGCTCAAGAAGCAATGAATATGTACTTCCAAACAGGTAGTATAGTTGGTAGATCTTTAACTCAAGACGGTGATCTAAACAGGGGTAAGGTTCCTATTCAGGAATTAAATTCTTCTTCTGGTATTAATAAAATACAGGCTTTAATACAGACTTATCAGTATTACTTACAAATGATAAGAGATGTAACCGGTCTAAATGAAGCACGTGATGGCAGTATGCCAGCTAAAGATTCTTTAGTAGGTTTACAGAAGATGGCCGCCGCGGCGTCTAATGTTGCTACTAAGCACATATTACAATCTCTTATGTATATAACTGTTAGAACATGTGAGAATATAAGCTTAAGAGTAGCGGATATGCTAAACTTCCCTTTGACTAAGAATGCATTAATGAATTCTATAAGTTTATCAAACACCAACACTCTTATGGAAATGGAGAGTTTAAATCTTCATGAGTTCGGGATATTCTTAGAATTAGAGCCTGAAGAAGAAGACAAAGCTCAATTAGAACAAAATATACAAATAGCTTTACAAACAGGTGGTATTGATTTAGATGATATTATTGACTTAAGAGAAATATCAAACTTGAAGTTAGCTAACCAAATGCTTAAACAGAAGAAAAGGCAGAAAGCTAAGGAAATGCAACAAGCTCAGCAAGCTAATATCCAAGCACAAGCTCAAGCGAATGCTCAAGCAGCAGAGCAAGCAGCTTTAGCAGAGATGCAGAAGCAACAAGCTTTAGCACAAACCGAATTACAAATTGAACAAGGTAAGTCTCAATTCAGAATTCAATACCTGCAACAAGAAGCCGAGATTAAGAAACAGCTAATGGCTGAGGAATTTAGTTACAACATGCAACTAGCTCAGATTAGCGCAAACAAAGAACAAGAAAAAGAAAAAGACAAGGAAGATAGAAAAGACGAAAGAACTAGAATACAAGCTAGTCAACAATCTGAACTTATCGACCAACGTAAGAATGACTCATTACCTAAGAGTTTTGAATCATCAGGTAATGATACACTAGGTGGATTTGGATTAGACCAATTCAACCCTAGTTAAAACCTATTATTTAATTATTTAATTATATTATATTATGTCAGAAACAGTAAAAGAAGAAGGGTCTTTTAAAGTGAAAGCTAAAAAGCCTAAAAACCTAAACAAACCAAATACTATTACAAAGGTAGAAATGCCTAAGGTAGATATTGGTTCTCAAGGAGAAGTTATTCCAGAAGTAACAAAAGTAGATTTAACAGAGAAAGTAGTAAAAGAAGTTGAATCTCAAATTGAAGAAGTGGTAACTGATGTTACTCAAGAAAAGGTTGAAGATACAGATAGTGGATCAATCTTGCAAGAGATAACAAACAAGGAAGAATTTATTGAAGTAGCTAAAGAACTAGAGCAAGCCGTTCAAGAAAACAAAGCTACCGGAAAACCATTGCCAGAAAATGTAGAGAAGTTAATTTCTTTCATGGAGGATACTGGTGGAAACCTAGCGGATTACGTTAGATTAAGTTCAGACTACTCTACAGTAGATAGTACTACACTTCTTAAAGAATATTACAAAACAACAAAACCTTACTTAGAAAGTAATGATATAGATTTAATCCTTGAAGACTTCGAATTTGATGAAGATATCGACGAGGATAGAGAAATACGTAAGAAAAAACTTGCGTTTAAAGAGGAGGTTGCGAAAGCTAAAAACTTTTTAGAGGAAACCAAGAGTAAATATTACGACGAGATCAAGTTGAGACCCGGCGTTACTCAGGAACAACAAAAAGCTACAGATTTTTTCAATCGACACAATGAGGAGCAGAAAGCTGCAAAAGCAAAACACAATGATTTTTTACAAAAAACTAAAAGCTACTTAAACCAAGATTTCAAAGGTTTTGATTTCAGCGTAGGTGAAAAGAAGTTTAGATATGGAGTAAAAAACGTTAATGAAGTAGCAGAAAAGCAGTCTGACATTTCTAATTTTATCGGGACGTTCCTAGATAAAGAAGGAAATATTTCAGATTACAAAAGCTACCACAAAGCTTTGTATGCAGCGCAAAACGCTGATACTATTGCACAACACTTTTACGAGCAAGGTAAAGCCGACGCTGTTAAAGATGTAGTTGCTAAGTCTAAAAACATAAGTACAGAACCTAGACAACAATCTAGTGGTAATGTATTTGTAAATGGATACAAAGTAAAAGCTGTAAGCGGGAATGATTCCTCAAAACTAAAAATTAAAACAAAGAAATTTAACTAAAAAAATTAATTATTATGGCTGTAAGTCCTTTATTTGGTGGTGTTGTACCATCACAAAAACAACAAACTTTAGCGAGTAACTATATGCAGTTTACTGATAGTGCCGCTTCTGATTTTAGCTCATTTGCTGAGCAGTATTTACCTGAGATCTACGAACAAGAAGTAGAGCGTTATGGAAACAGAACTTTATCTGGATTCTTACGTATGGTTGGTGCTGAAATGCCAATGTCTTCTGATCAAGTTATTTGGTCTGAACAAAATAGATTACACATCTCTTATACTGATGTAGTAAATGATGGTGTTAACACTTTAACAATACCGGTTTCTGCAACTGTAAAGAATGTTATTTCTGCAGGTGCTACTATCGTTGCAATTGATGCTTTAGGTGCTGAACTTAAATGTGTTGTTACAGCTTCTGTACCTGCTACAGGTGTATTAACTGTTGCTCCTTATGCTGCTGCTACAACAGCTTCTTTAGCTGCTGCTGTTAAGATATTCGTATACGGTTCTGAATACGGAAAAGGATCTTCAACCCCTAACTACTCTGCTAGTAACACAGATGGGTATGTAAGTGTTGAACCTCAATTCACTCAATTCTCTAACTCTCCTATTATAATCCGTAGTAAATATACTGTATCTGGATCTGACACTGCTCAGATTGGATGGGTTGAGGTTGCTACTGAAGATGGAACTGGAGGATACTTATGGTATTTAAAAGCTGAATCTGAAACTCGTTTACGTTTTGAAGATTACTTAGAAATGTCTGTAGTTGAAGGTGAAAAAGCTTCTACAACTGCTGCTGGATCTGCAGGTGCTGCTGGTTACAAAGGTACTGAAGGTTTATTTGCTGCTGTTAACGCAAGAGGTAATGTTGAAGCTGGATTTAATGCTGGTGCTGGGCAACTTGCTGATTTTGATTCTATTTTGAAAAACTTAGATACTCAAGGAGCAATTGAAGAGAACATGTTATTCTTAAACAGAGAGACTTCTTTGAGTTTTGATGATATGTTAGCTGCGATCTCTGCTGGAGCGAATGGTGGAACTGCTTATGGATTATTTGAAAATTCAGAAGATATGGCTTTAAACTTAGGCTTCTCTGGTTTCAGACGTGGATCTTACGATTTCTACAAAACTGACTGGAAATACTTAAATGACGCTTCTACAAGAGGTGGTGCTATTGAAGCTGGTGCAGTTGCTGCTCCTGTTGCTGCAATTGACGGAGTATTAATTCCTGCTGGAACTTCTACTGTTTATGATCAACAATTAGGTACAAATATCAGAAGACCATTCTTACATGTTCGTTATAGAGCTTCACAAGCTGACGACAGAAAGATGAAATCTTGGTTAACTGGATCTGTTGGTGGTGCTATGACATCTGATCTTGATGCAATGGAAGTAAACTTCCTTTCTGAAAGATGTTTATGTGTTCAAGGTGCTAATAACTTCGTGTTATTCACTAAAGCATAACAACTATTATTTTGTAATCTTTACCCTCGTTACATCAACGGGGGTAACTATTACTCTTATCAAACTATTTAATTATATTATATAATATTATGAAAACAAAAAAACAAACTCCATCAGTTGAAAACAGCTGGGAGATAAAAGACAGAACGTATTTAGTAGTGGGTAGATATCAACCACTAACTTTACGTATACCATCAAAACACACCAACAAAGTAGCAATGCTTTACTTTGATCCAGAAACTAACGAGCAAAGAGAACTAAGATATGCAACCAATATGTCATCGCCTTTTAAAGACGAGCAAGAAGGGGAGGCAACCTTAGGCCACATTATGTTCAGAGATGGAGCATTACATGTACCAAAAGAAAACCAACAACTACAAAAACTTTTATCACTGTATCACCCTTTAAAAGGTAGAAGATACATTGAATTTGACGCAGTTATTGAAGCTAATGATGACTTAGATATAATGGAACTTCAGATTGACGCTTTAAATGCCGCTAGAGCACTAGAAGTAGATCAAGCGGAGGCTATATTAAGAGTTGAATTTGGATCTAAGGTCACTAACATGTCTTCTAAGGAGCTTAAACGTGATTTGCTTATATTCGCTAGGAACCAACCTAAGTTGTTCTTAGAGTTAGCTAAAGACGATAACGTTCAGTTAAGAAACTTTGCGATTAAAGCGGTTGAAGGAAAGATTATTAGATTAGCACAAGATCAGAGATCATTCTCTTGGGCAAGTAATGGAAAGAAACTTATGACAGTTCCTTTTGATGAAAATCCATACTCAGCTATGGCTGCATTCTTTAAAACAGACGAAGGCGTTGAAATATACAAATCTGTAGAGAAAAAACTAAAATAGTATGTAACTATATTTTATAGGGAGTAAGCCATCTTATAGGTGGCTTATTTACTATAAGTAATAAATAACAAAAAATGGCAATAAACGTAGATACAGTATATAAGACAGTTCTGTTAATATTAAACAAAGAACAACGGGGGTATATGACGCCTAACGAGTTTAATAAAACAGCAACACAAGTTCAGCTTGATATATTTGAGCAGTACTTTGATGATTTGAATCAGCAACTACGAGTGCCACAATCAGATTACGACTACTCTGACAGACAAATGAGTGTCGATGAAAAAATATCTCCATTTAAGAGTGATGGTAATTGTATTTACGCTACTGGTAAATTTAATTTACCTATAACAGACCTAGATGGTAACACTATTATAAATGATGGTTCTGAGCCATCAACAGCTAATGAATTAGTTTTTTACAAACTAGGTACACCAGTATATCAATCAGTAACTGGACATATCGCTGAAATAGAAAGATTACAACGTAATGATTTCTATAATATTCAAAAATCCCCACTAACAGCCTCTACGGAAGATTTCCCTACCTACTTATATGAAGGCGGAAAATTAATTGTAAGACCTACAACTATAGTAGATAATGTTACAACTAGCTTTATTAGAAAACCTAAAAACGTAGTGTGGGCATATAATATAGGTAGCTTAGGTCAGTATACTTACGACCCTCAGGGATCCACTCAAATAGAATTAAATTCTTCTGAACAAGTAAATGTTATAACCAGAGTATTACTATATTCAGGTGTAATTATTAAAGATCCTCAAATTGTACAAATAGCTGCTTCAGAAATACAACAAACAGAATATAATAAAAAAAGCTAATAAATGTCACTACTAACAGAAAATAATAGACAGTATTACGAAGGTGCCCAAGGTTTTAAAGGGGACGGTGTGGTAACAACTTTCACAACTACTTTTAATACAGACTTAAAATGGTTTGCTGTTTCAGACGCTGTGGCCAACTATGCTTTAAACAACTTTAAACTATATACAAGTGCTAACGGTTTACCAGGTAGCTGGTCTGAAGTTACAGCTGACTATTCAGTTTCTGGGAATACCATAACTTTTACAACGGCGCCAGCAGACGGGCTTTTCATAGTTGTTCAATTAAAAACACTTGATGGCGGAAACTACGGCAACACTTATAGTGAGAAAGCTCACGGAGAGACTGTTGAGGAAAACTATGGGTCGTATGCTTATACAAAAATTAATGACATAGTTAATAACTTTATGGTTGCTTATGTTGGCGTTGGAAAATTAGTGCAAAGTGTTAAAAGAACTGATGTTATATTCCATGCTAAAAGAGCAATGCAAGAATTCAGTTATGATACATTAAAAAGTGTCAACTCCCAAGAGTTATCTGTACCTAGCGGATTAAGCGTTGCTATTCCTCAAGACTATGTTAATTACGTTAATATATATTGGATAGATAATCAAGGTATTAAACACATTATATTACCGACTACTTTAACTAGTAATCCGTATGAAATTCCTCTTCAGTCTTATAACGGTCAGCCTATACAGGATAATTTCGGAGACAATACAGAGGGAACATCAATAACAGAAGACAGATGGGCTGATAATGGATTAAAAGATGCTGGACAAAATATTAATGATACCGCTTTTAGTTGGGACCATTTTTATGACTGGCAATCAAGTGGCATAGGTCAAAGATATGGAATGGGCCCACAGCACGCTAACATAAATGGATCTTTCACTATAAAC